GAAATATGCAATGCATATCGTGGTTATGTCTTCTTCCAATGGAAAAGATGCTGCACCGCAGCAGCCGCCTCCGGGGTCTTACCCGGCAGAGCCAAGCATTGCACCCCCACCATCGGTGGTTTCAACATCGGTTGCTGTCAAGCACCAAGTCGATGAAATTTTGGCTTCGGCCAATATGGTTTCGGCGACCTTTAAAGGCAAACCTAGTTTGGTTGTCTTTAAAGAAGACTGGGTTCTTGTTGAAGAGAAACTAAGGTCTCTCCAACAACAGACTGGAACTACAGTCCCAGCCGCCGAACTTGCTGAGCTCCAACGAGAGCTCTCAGAATTACGGCTTAAAGCAAATGCCTTTAAGGATGAGAATGAGCGAGCAGCTTACTCTCAACAAGCCTTAAAGGACTCGCTTAAAATAGCTGAGTCCAAACTTCAGGCCGCCAGGTCTGAAGCTGAACATACAAAGGCCAGCCTTGAGAAATCTCAGGCTGATCTTAAAATTGCCATGGCTTCTGCCCAAGCTTCTAAGAAAGAGCTTGAAAAGACCATCTCCACTACCAGAAAATCTGGTGATGCAGAGGGCCTTGACAAGCTTCTTGATGAGAAGCGAAGGATGAGCCAGGACATTAATTCACTCAATTCCAATTTGCAGGTCCTAAATTCTGAGAAAAAGACTGTGCAAGATCGCTTGAAGCGTTACGAGCTTCAAGTGTTGGAATTGACAAATGAATTGAACCTGGAAAAATCCCGACAAGCAATTGCTTCAGGGAAACCAGGTACATCTTTTGCAGCCAAGGCAAAAGCTATGGGGACTGAATCAGTAAGACTGTTCAATGTTGCCCATACCAATTTGTCTTCTCTTGCAAAAGAGAGATTTGAAAAAGTGGCTTCTAATCCTGTCGAGGATGAGAAGAACACAGTGTTTTGGATCAAGGCCGCGCTAGATGCCACTAAACATTCAGTGTATAAACCATACAAACTGGTGTTTCATGGCCTCGGCGATGACCTTAAAATTATGACGCATTCGTCAAGGAAGTTATTTGATCCTTTCTTGATTGCTGTCCGGGATTCTTTGTTGCCCACTGGCCAACCGTTGTCATTGGAAGAAATGTCCGAGATGCTCTCAGCTATACCGCCTGAGAACATCAAGCTCAGCAAGGAGTATAGAG